CGTCCCCCGTGCGATCCGACACAACCGCGATCTGTGCAGCCGGGTCGCAGTCAGGACCGCGCGTATCGGCTGGCAGGATTGCAGCAGCGGTGGCAATGGTGGCGAAAAAGGCGAGAATTTCCATGCGATTTCTCCTATCATGGATTTATGCACAGAACCCCTGCGCGGGGATTGGTTTAACAGTTTGGGCAGATTGCACCCGCGCCGCCGTCCGGGCGCTGGTGCAGGTCAGCGCCGCAATGCTGGCAGGTGCGTAGGGCAGGTGCGGTGAGCCAGCGCCAGAGGCGGGTGAGGGCGGTCATGGGGCGTCACTTTTTACGGCGCGAATTGACTTTCGCATCCATCCCGCCGCGATTGCATCATCCAGCTTTAGCGCAAGCTCTTCGTTGGAAAAGCTGTGGTTAAATCCAACGTGGAGCCGAGTGGCCATTTCTTCCATTTCTTTTCTACCCCCAGCTAGTAAGCACTTGGCCCTTTCTGAAAGTTCAACCATCACCCATCCCCCTCTTGCAGCGCGGCATCCCGCTCGGCCTCTGCTTTTTTTCGCAACTCGCGCTCATTTTCAAAGATAGCGATTATGCCGTTTATGTCGGCCTCTGCGGTGGCAAGGCGGTCGGACAAACCAGATCGTTCAAGCAATGCCTCTGCGTCGGCCATGTAGCCTTGATTATATTCGGGGTCATCAAACGGCTTCCCGTCCATGCTGGCCCACGCGCGGGCCACTGCCTCTGTGATGTCTGGGGTCTGGGTCACCTCAATACTCCATCTGCGCCGGGTTCAGCGTGTTGTTTACGGTTGCGGGGTGTGTGGCCAGATAGGCCATGAATAGCGCGGCGGTGGCTGCTAGGGTTAAGCGGATCATGCTCCCATATCCTTTACTTGCAAGACAGCAATGGCGAGAACCATAAACCAGATCGCCCAAGCGATGCTGACAATTTCCTTCTCTTCGCCACGTTGGAAAAACGCAACTAGGAAGTGAGAAATACTTAAGACAATGTTAAGCATCGCTAGACCAACCAGGATCATATCCACGTTCATACTCCCATCTCCCGCGCTGCACGAACCGCACCATAGCGCTTGTCTTGGTCAAGATCGTTGTGAAATTTTTGCATCAGGTCGATCACATCTTGACGCTCTGTTGCGGGTAGGCTGCGAAAGCGTGCCATGAACGCGGCTTGAAGTGTGCGAGGGTGTGTCGGGATGGCCGTGTGCTGGTCGATATCGGGGCGGACAAAGCCGCTGGGGTCGGTGGTCATATCAATCTCCATTAATCGGGCTTGCTGTGCCGGGTTCGGTCGGCTGGTGGTCGCGGATGTAATCGGCAAGCGCTACCGCAATATGCGCTAGGCGTATTGTGCGCGGGGTGTCGCCTTCGGCCTTGCGCAGGCTATAAACTTCGTCGTTCAAGGCGCGCAGTATCAGTGTCAAACTCATCACAACAACCCCCGCGCTTCCATGCGGTCTTGCATGGTTTCAATCATGGTGCGCAGCGCCCAGGCGGTGCAATCCTCGCGCGGCCTGTCAGGGGTAATGTGCCACACGCGGAAGTCTGTTTCATCTGGCGCGTGCTGTTCGTCCTTCCAGTTTTCGATCATGGCTTCGATTACTGCCTCGTCGTCACGCTCTGGACCGTCCAGAACATCGCCCCATTCACCGCCCGGCGCAACGCTGTGGCCAGTGTAGCGGCGGTGCGCGATGTAAAATTCTTCAGGGTAAGGCGCGGGCTGGTTTCGGGCGGGGATGGGAAAACTGGGCATACCGGGTTCCTCTTAGTCGTCAAATGTGTGAAGTTCGTAACCTGACACAATGTTAGCAAAGTTTTCGCGCAGCCACTCTTTGGCTTGGTCGCGATGCGCGAATGTCGGCTTGAGCATAATCCAACGCCAGCCAATGCGTTCTGCATTGTCTTTTACGGCGATCTGAATGCGATGGCGAAAGTCAGCAACGGCGTGGCTTGCGCCAAGAATGTTTCCGACGTGCTTTCCTTTGACTTTAATCATTGCGCCAGAACAATTTCCAACCGCCATTAGTCCAGTGTATGTGGGTTCGTTTTTGAATGTTGGCTTCATCTCAGGTTCCTCTCAGAATGGCGGTTCAAGGTCATACGGCGTTGGCGCCCATGCGGTAGTTTGGCGGGGGTCAACCGTGGGCCGTTGCGGTTGCGGTTGCGGGTCCACGCCAACGCCCAAGGCATCAAGAGCGCGGCGTAGGTGGGTGGGGAGGGTCATGCGGCTGCCAGATTGGCCTTCATTTCTTTAAGCCAAGCAGGGGCTTTGATCGCAATGACGTGACGCCCGTTCTTTATAACTTGCGCGTCATAACCATATGCACGCGCTTGCTCTGCAACTTGCTGCATTTGCGCGGGGTTCATTTGCGGTTTGCGTGTCATATCTCTGCGTCCTTCTGTGTTGCTTCGTTATAGAATGTATAGCCTAAGCTAAACGGCATAGCAATAGCTAAAATGCGCTTGCGCTGAAAAAAGTTTAGCTATATGTTTGTGGCATGGAAAAGTTGAACGAATGGCTTGCGCACAACAAGGTGTCTGATCTGGCAGCGGCACTAGGTGTAACGAAAGGTTACATCTCGCAGCTTCGCAAGGGCAGCACGTCAATATCACTTAGGCGCGCGTTTCAGATAGAAGACGCCACAGGCGGCGCTGTCCCGGCGCGGTCGTGGCTGGACACATAACACTACGCTGGGCTATAGTGGCCCTTTCTAGCCGCTTTCTGTGTGGCGCACCTAGTCACTACCCCATGATCCGGGCGATTGTGTCTTGCAAGCGGGTGCGTCACATTGAGCGCGGCGGCGTGGAAAGCAGACACGCAGCGGTGAGAGAGTGCCCAGTGCTACGCGCCATGTAATCTGGGATCGCCGGAGTAGCGACCGGCCCGCGCTCAACAACTCCCCGCGCTTGGGTAATGCGCATCCTCCCTGTGACTTGCCTCGCCTTCGGGCGAGGCTTTTTTTGTGGATCACGCCAGATCACAACATAAAACCCGGCCCGCGATTGCAGACCGGGCTTTCCCCGCTTCCGTGCGTGTCTTTGGTTTCAGGTCACGGGGCGCGATATGCGGGCTTTGCAGTCCGTTGCGGGATGAGTGCTATAAGACTGAGGGCATCACCGCGCATATCGTGTTATTATTCGACGGCAACTCCAAACAAGTCGCCAACGCTGGCGGCGGATTCTTTCAAGTTGCGATCAGCCTGCGCGGCGTATTCAGGTTTTAATTCAAAACCGATATATCGACGCATCATCTTGAGCGCGACATAGCCTGTTGAGCCAATGCCGTTGAACGGGTCCATAACCACGTCTCCCGGCTTGCTGTAAAGGCGCAGGCAGTTTTCTATAGTGTCGAGTTGTAGTGGGCAAACGTGCCGCTCATCGCCTGCCCCTTTGGCCTTGCGGTAATTGTTCAGAACATTGCCTTGCTGAATATTCATCCACACAGGGCTGGCCAGCTTTTGCCATTCGTAAACGTCAAACTCGGCATGGGCGATCAATTCAGCTAGTAGATCATCGGTCGGCACTTGGCTGCAAAGCCCTTCGCGGTGCATGTGATCTAGCCATTTGCGGGCAATGGGCAGGGCGGCTTCCTTATCGCCCAGTGCAGCATGCTCGATGCGATCTGGATTTTCACCCGGCGCGCGGAACATCAGCATGTAGTCGGGCATGCCGATCCGGTTCATGGCGCTATCCTTGCGGATCTGTTTATACAGCAACCCTAGCGCTTTCGTGCGCTGCATCTCGACTACTGGGTCTTTCCAAATCGTCACGCGGCCATGATAAATCATGCCTGCATCTGTATGCGCTTTGATTAGGTCGCCTGAGAAGTCTTGCAGTCCAATGGCACCGTCGCGCCCCTTGCGCATTGGAAGATCAGTGCAATGCACGCACGCAATGCGCCCCGGCTTCATGACGCGGGTCAAAGCCTCGGCGAAAAACTTATACTGATTGATAAATGCGCCGCCTGTGCCAGCATTGCCCAAGTCGCGCTCGCTGTCGCTGTATACGAACAGATCACCGAATGGTGGGCTAAACACGGCGCAGTCAACGCTTGCCTCTGGCATGGCGTGCATACCCTCGATGCAATCGGAGTTGTGCAACGCCCATCCGTTGCCCTGATACTCTGGTTGTTTCATGTCTTATGCTCCTGTCTTTAGCCAAGCTGGAAACGCAAGGTCCAGCGGGCGATCATATTTTACGCGGGTTTGTGCAGTCGATTGTGCTTTGCGCATAGCATCCGACATGCGGCGCTTCATTTCGTCATGCTTCTTGCCTTTAACGTTTATCACTTCCCAGATGCTGCGCTCTGTGTCGCTGATTACAATATCGTTGCGCACTCGTTGCGTTTGCCCGAACCGATGCGATCTGCGAACGGCTTGGTAGTGCTGCTCATAACTAAAGCTAATGCTTGCAAATACGGCATGGGCGCAATGTTGCCAGTTGACACCAAAACCTGCCAGCTTGGGCTTTGTAACTATTGCCCGAAAATCACCATCTGCAAAACCCAATAGGGTTTGCTCTTTTTGGTCTGCCGTCATATCTCCTCGCACCTCGCGCGCATCTGGTATCATCTTTGCCAGCATTGCGCTTTCTTCATTCGTCTCGCACCATACTGTTACGGGATCATCATGCGTTGCCAGTTCTGCGGCCAATTCGCAGCGGGCTTGCAATGTCAGGCGCTTTTCAGCATGAAAGCTGGTGGCGCTCATTTCAGGGATGCGAAACAGCATTCCTTGTGTATCTTGACTGCGATCCGCTTCAACCTCGTGCATGTGGCGTTCAATCTCTGGCAAGATGTAGCCTGTATCATCCCCGCCAAGGTCACTCGGAAGTGTCGCGCAACGGCTCCAGCTCGCAACCCATTGCCAAAAATCTTCGGCAGCGTGACCCTTTAATCGCCAGTCTTGGCTGGCCGTGCTGGTGTCGTTAATAAACCACTTGGATAGCATTTCCTGTTGACGCATAACCCCAAGAAACTCGGCATGGTTTCCAAGTTCGGTATGGTCGTTTGGGCTTGGCGTTGCGGTCGCGGCCAGCTTGTATGGCGTATTGCGAAATGCCTCTTGAATGCGCGCGCGGGTCTGTCCTGCATAGCTCTTCAAGATGCTGCTTTCATCCAGAACAACAGCCCCAAATGCGTCCGGGTCTAGCTTTGGCAGGCGCTCATAATTTGCCACCATAACGCCCACTCCAGCCTCGGACTGTTCGCGTATTTGGCGCGCATCAATGCCAAACTTCTGACCTTCGCGCACCATCTGCCCTGCAACCGCAAGCGGGGTCAGTATAAGGCTAGGCTTGCCTGTTTCCTCTGCGCATTGGCGTGCAAACTCCAATTCAATAAACGACTTGCCTAAACCCGTATCTAGGAATGCGGCAGACTTGCCACGCCGCAATGCAAAATCAATTGCGTTTAATTGATGCGCTTTTGCCATTTCATTCATGACGCGCGGATTAAATCCTTGCATCTGAGCGACTGGCGCTTTCGACGCAATAAAACGACGGTATTCATCTAGTGACATAGTGCCTCCTGTAGGCTGTCCTGCTGAGAAAAGGCGCGGCAATGGGGCAGGAAGTCCCACGTTCGGTAGCTAACCTAGCCGCGTTCTGTGACCTTACGCCACCACGTCA